CCCCCGAGAGTTTCACTACTCCGTGTATATACAATCCCAACCAATATGGATACGATTTCTAGAATCGATCCATACTCGGTTAGGGTTTGGAGCAGTTTCCCTTTGTACTGGATTTAACAGTCTTTCACTGTTCGGGTCATCGGATGCAAGCGCTTGAGCATCCATCTCTTCTACACCTTCTTCGGGTAATACATGAAGAAGGGAGTTCGGTGTTTCCAAAACCGACACCCATTCCTGCTCCTCTTCGCTATCGAAGTAGGAGTCCGCCAACGAGACAAAAGGGTTCTTCTTAGAATCCCTTCTAAAGGCCTCAAATTTGCCTCGTTCTAGTGATAATGAACCACGTTCCAACTTTGCTGAAAGATCTCCAACAGCCTCACGATGTCTGACAGATTCTGATAGACCTGTACTAAAACATGATCGAAAAACCTCATCGAAAGACTCATTCCCAAAATCCATTTGAAGGGAATGAAGCCCGAAATGCTCAAAAACGGGCAACGAGTGTTGTTCAAAAAGACGTAATGTCTGTGGTAAGATGTTCCAAGGTAAATCCTGAATTAAGGTTGAACGAATAGCCGGCATAGATGCCAGTCTAGACTCCAAACTATCCAGTGAAATATCTTTAACATTCTTAACAACAGAGGCGTCAATTGAACAATCCTGCTTCTTTCGATTAGTAATAAGACCAAAGTTTACATAAGGTACCCGTACCAGGTTCGTAATCCGACATGGATGAGAATCTTCCGGATCAAAGCGAGTATCAATTCTCCATTGTTCAGAATTTAGCTGAAGAAACTTATTAGAAAAGTAATTTTTACCGGGAGATGGACTTAAACCATACTCAGTAACAGTATCCCACCATATCTTATAATGGTCTGTATTCCCCTTAAAGAGGAGATCATCACCATTGATAAGGCAGGGATGCCGTTTTCTGAGCTGGCCCAAGCTTAACTCCACTCCAAGATACCTTTCCCACGAATCCCAATAAGAACAGAGATTCGCTACGCATAAAACAAGAAATGAGATGACATGTCCCATTAATTGTCCATTGCATTGTTGAAAGTCTTGAAGCTGGTATTGAAAACCATCTAATAAGTTGCCAAACTTCGGAAGAACAGAGCGAGTTTGTAAGATCTTAAGACCCTGAAGCGTAGAGGTAAGATTCGCCATCATACGTGGATCTTCAGGAAAGATCTTATCAGCAAGACCATATTTAATAATAGCTTGAGTAACAGACCCTTTCAAGTTATCAGTCGCCGCAGAAAAGTCCGCAGAAACCATACCTTCAAGGTACCCAAAGCCTTTA